CTGGGCACCGGTTGCGGCGTAGAACTTGTAGGCCTCCTCGGTCTTCGGATGCGCGATCAGCTTGTCGAAGAATTCCCGGCTGACGAGGGCATGGACCGAGGTCATCGTCTCGCCCAGGAGGTTGTCCTCGATGGCGCGCAGCACCTCGCGGACCTTGCCGTGCACGTTGGTGCTTGCGGTGCCGAGGACGAAGTCCACCGAGATCTGGGCGAGGCCGAATTCGGTGAAGTAGTTGTAGAGGGTCGTGCCAGCCCCGTCCTTCACGATGCCGCGGAGCGCGTTCATCTCCATGTATTCCCGCGTCTGCGCGTGCTTGCGCCGCATCAGGAGAAGCTTGCGGTTCATCACCTCCGCCAGCGGATCGGCCACGTCGGACGCGCCAAGCGCGGGCTTTCCCTGAACGTCGGCGGGCAGGATCACGTCGTCATGCGGGATCCACGGTAGGGCGAAGGACCGCATGGACCTTCCCTCGCGGGTGCCGACCGTGGTGGGGCCGCCGAGGGGGACGGAGGGCAGGAGGCTCAGGACGCCCTCGTATTGTTCGATGATGACCGACCGCTGGCTGACCCCTTCGAAGCGGAAGAGGCCGATCTGAGCGAGGCGGGTGTAGAGGTTGGGCAGGATGTTGATGGCCTGCGTCATCTCGGCCAGCGAATAGCCGCCAGCGTCGAAGGGATTGCGGACGAGGGTCATGGGAGGCTCCGGGGGATGAGGGGGATCAGACGCCGTCGCGGGCGATGATGCCTGCAGCAGCCAGCTGGCCGATCTTGGTGGTGATCTTCGCCGCGTCATCGACGCTGGCGTCGTAGGCGAGGGCGGCACGCGAAACGATGGCCGGGCCGCGGGCGACGACGATGCCCACGGCATCGGCCAATGTCGCATCGACGGCATAGACGAGGACGGCCGTGGCGGTCTGCGCGCCATCGCTGCCGCCGCTGGTCGCGAGCTTGTATTTGCCGCTGGCGGTGATGCGGCCGAGGACGGCACCGACGGGGTAGGCGGTGCCCGCGAGCAGCGTCACTACCTCGCGGGTGTAGTTCGGGTTAACCTCGTATTTGAGGACGTCGCCCATGCTGGGCGGTTCCGTCAGGACGGGCATGGTTCAGTCTCCAGGATGTTCGGGGGATGGGGTGCGCCCAGCGCGGGCGGATTTGTCAGCGCGAGGCGGCAGCCGATTTCCTGGCGGCCGCCACGATGGGGCTTTCTTTCGCCCTGGGTGCCGGGGCCATGGCGATGATGCCCGCGGCATCGCTGCGCGCGGCGAGATCGGCGAGGACCTTGGCGCGCAGGACGTCGGGCTTCACGCCCTTGGCGACCGCATCGGCGGCATCGATCTGGACGCCGAGGCGGGCGGCCAGCGGGCAGACCTGCGCAACCTCGGCCGCTTCGGCGCGGATGGCTTCGACGGAGGGCATCGCTTCCGGCTCCGGCGGCGCGATGGCCTGCGTGCGGGATTTGAGGCCCGCCTCGATCTGCATGATCTCGGCCGCAATATCCCTGGCCGGATCGATCCAGTCCCATTTCGTGGGCGGCCAGTCGCAGGCAAGGTATTGCCGCCGCTCCGTGGCACAGCCCGGCAGGTCGATGGCGCCCGCCAGCACCGCCGTGTCCATCCACCGCGTCCAGACGGCACGGCAGAGCTGATAGACCATCACCGAATGCTGGAAGGCCGGGATGCGGCGGCGGAAGTCCACGAGCGCGATCCGGGTGTTGGAGAAGTTCCCCTTCGCCGTGTCGCCGGTCAGATAGCCATAGGGAACGCCCAGCGCCGCGCCGATCTGTAATAGCGTCCGGTACTGGAACGGTTCATAAGTGGACCCGGAATCCGGCGTCGAAGGCGTGGTCACGTCCTCGCCCGGGTCGAGCCGGACCACCTGGCCCGGCTCCACCTCCAGATCGTCCTCCGCCGGATCGAGGGCGGTTTCCGGCGCGGGGGAGGTGATGAACATGGCGAACATCGCCGCGGTCTTTTTCCGTTCCAGTTCGGCGTCGTCGTAGAGGTCGAGCGTGAAGAGCTTCACGACGGCCGCGGCGAAGCGCGACACCCCGCGCAGCTGGCCCGCCTCGACCGGGTCCAGGATGTGGATGACCTCGGAGGCCGGAACCCGCACCGTTTCCCCGGCCAGCCCCGGATCGGTCATGTCGCCCGCATGGCGGCGCAGGAAGTGATAGGCCACGCGCCGCCCGATCGCGTCGAACTCGATGCCCTGCCGGATCGACCTGGCACCCGGCAGGACGCGGGTCATGTCCTGGGGCAGCATCTCCGATGGCAGCATCTGCAGCTGCAGCGGCACGGCCAGTCCGTCCTCCGGCCGCCGCGTGCGAATGCGCAGGAAGACCTCGCCAGCCAGGAACAGTTCGCGGGCCACCCGCCGCTGAATGCCGTAGAAGTCGGTCAGCTCCTCGGCATCGGCCTCATCCGTCCAGGCGAGCCAGAGCTTCTGCACCGCCTCTTTCGTTGCGGGATCGGCGATCCTCGACGAAGGCTTGATCCCGTCGCCGACGACGTGGTTCGCGAAGGCGTCGACAGCGCTCGCGGCATAGCCGTTGTTGCGGACGAGCCAACGCGCGCGAGCAGTGATCGTCTCACCCGAAGCCGCGATCAGCGTGTTCACATGCGCCCGCGTCGGACGGAAGTTGCGCAGGCGGCGATGCGATTGCGCTGCCTCGAACCCGCCAAGGAGGGCTCCGAGGCGCGCACGAAAGGCGTCGAGCACCATGCTCACAGACCCTTCGTCGCGACCGTGCCCCAGCGGCGACGTTGCGGCGTTGCGGAGGCAATGGCGATCCGCGCCTCCAGATCCCGGATCGCTGCCGCCAGTTCGGCGTCCGAGCCATAGGTCACCGTCTTGCCGTCGTAGCTGACGCTGCGCAGCCCGGCGAAGCGGGCTTCCTGCAGTGCCGTGAGCAGGGCCTGCATGCGGTCCAGGTCCATCATTCCCTCATGAACCTCGGGGTGTAGACCCGCCGCTTCATGGGCGGCGCGGTCAGGATTCCGGCCCTGGGCCGGGCCGGGTCGGGTGATGCGGCATCAGCCGGGATGGCTTCGGGCTTGCGCGTCTCCACGCCTGCCTGCGCCTCGAGCCGCCGCCACGCGGCTTCGTCCCAGCGGTCCGCACCGAGAATCCACGCCGCGGCAAGGGCATAGACCCGGCAGTCGAGCGCCTCGTTCCGCTCGCGCAGCTTCTGCCATTCAAGCCGGGCATAGCCGCGCCTGTCGCGGATCGTGACCAGCTGCTCGGCCACCAGCTGCTTCAGCCATTCGCTGTCGACCCAGCCGGGGATGTGGATCGTGCCGGGGACATCGAGGGCGCCCGATCCGCGCGCTTCATCCGACGGCCGTTCGATCCGCAGGAAGCGGTAGGTCTCGACCTTGAAGGTCGAGGTGGCGACGGTCCAGAGCCGGGCACCGCGGCGCAGGCGCTTGCCGCCGATGGTGGCATCGACATAGGTCGGGCCCGAGACCGGTGCCGACCGGTTGAATCCCTCGAGCCCCTTCAGCGGTGCCACCTGTTCGAAGCCGACCTTGCGCGACCAGGCATGGACTGCCGCGGCCTCGTAGCCGGTGTCGATGCCCAGCCGCGCCACGGTCATGAAGGCGCCGTTGGCATGCTGCCACGACCGGCCGAGCAGGGCGGTCAGCTTGTCCCAGGCTTCTGGGGCGTCAGGCCCGCCAGGAATGACGATGTGATCGATCAGCCAGCTTTCCAGTCCGCGGCCCCAGGCCCAGATGTCAACTTCGATCCGGTCCCGCTGGACGTCCGCGCCTGCGGTCAGGAACAGCCCGCCCGCAGGCACGGTGCCCGGCGTCCAGGTTTCGCGCCGATCTGCCAGCCGCTGCCATTCCGGCGCATCACCCGACTCGACCCATGTCTCGCCAAGAAGCGTGTTGCGTGCCGCGCGCAGCCTCTCGTCCGACCCCTGGGCCGCCAGCCATTCCCGCGCGATGTCGGACCAGCTTTTCCAGCCCAAGGGCGAATAGAGCGCCGAGAGGTGGAAGCCGATGGTCTTCGGGTCCTTCGATACCGCCGTCGCCCGCCATTCGCCGCGGGCCAGCATCTCGGTCTTGTGGTGCTCGGCGATGGGCCGTTCGCAGCCCTCGCAGTGATAGACCGCTGTCTCGGGCCTCCCCTCCGCCCAGCGCAGCCGTTCGAACGTCAGCCATTGCATCGTCCCGCAGTGCGGACAGGGCACGAAGTAGCGCCGCTGATCGCTCGCCTCGAACTCGCGCTCGATCCGGCTCAGCCCCCGGATCGTCGGGGTCGAGACCATGAACACCTTGCGCTGGTGCGCGAAGGTGGTGGTCCGCGCCTCGGCCAGGGTGACCGGATCGCCTTCCTCGTCGGCCGAGGCGGGATAGGCGTCGACTTCGTCCAGAAACAGATAGCGCGCGGGCATCGACCGCAGACCCGTCGCGCTGTTCGCTCCGGTCAGCACCAGGATGCCACCGGGGAATTCCTTCGACAGCATCGAATTCCCGGCATCGCGGGATCGGGCCAGGTTCACCCGTTCGCGGAGCGCCGGGCTGTCCGCGATCAGGGAATCCAGACGGCCCCGCGAAGTGCGCTTCGCCAGTTCGAGGCTCGGCAGCACCACCAGCATCGGCCCCGGCGCGTGGTGGATGACGAAGCCGATCCAGTTGTTCCCGGCCTCGGTCGCACCCACCTGCGCGGCCTTCATGAACACGACGCGCTGCGCCGGATGGCCGGGCGAGAGTGCATCCATGATCTCGCGCAGATAGGGTGCACGGGCGGTGCGATAGCGCCCCGGCTCCGCCGCGCCGCGCGAGGACAGCCAGCGATGCTGATCCGCCCAGGCCGACACCGTCAGGCTCGGATCGGGGCGCATCCCCCGCCGCCAGGCCCGCATCAGATCCTCGGCCCCGTCGAAGCCGAGGTCGGAACCCGACGTCAGGTCGTTGTCATCATCCGAGCGAGACCCGGAGATCGGCAAGCGCATCGAGCTGTTCGCGGACATGGGCCTCCAGCACCCTCTGCATGATCGCGGTGTCGATCGTCACCGATGCCCCGGTTTGCCGTTCCACCTCCGCCATGATCTCTGCCGCGATCAGCGCGGCCACCCGTCCGGGCCAGGTCACCCAGACATCCCGCGCCGCGACCCGGCCCGGCAACCTTGCCCTGCCGCTGCCCGACGGGCTGGTCGGCGCCGCCGCCAGGATGGTTGTCGGCAAGATGATCGCCCGCGGCTGGCTCGAGGAGGTCGAGGCCTCCTCAAGCCGTGGCGAGCCGCTCTGGCGCGAGACCGG